TTTAAGGATTTGCCGTTTCACGGAATGGCTTGCCCAGAGCTCTCGACTCCCGTTGAGAAACTTACTCTGGATCCTAAAAATGAGCTGTGTGTGGATTCGCGCACAGTCGGACTTGATGGTGTTGACGAGCTCAGCATGGAATCAATTGTTACTCGAGAGTCACATGTCGAGTATTTCACTTGGCTTAGCTCTGCTTCGCCTGATAGTCTTCTACACAGTATTGCGATTTCGCCTCACATGGTTAAAGTCACTGGAAATGCTATTTACCCTACACCTATGGCACATGTTGCCCAGTTGTTTGAGTTTTGGCGTGGAGATATTATACTCCGATTTCAAGTGATTTGCACACAATACCATCGTGGGCGTCTTTTGATTTCATGGGATCCCATGCGCAATATTGCGGGAGAAATTAACACTGAGATAGTGACATACTCGCGTGTGTATGACATTGCTCAAGATCGTGATTTCGAGATTCGAATCCCTTACATCCAAGCTCTTGCCTGGCTGAAGACTCGATATCGCAACTACACAGTACAAACCGCGACATCTAATCCTTTTGGTCTTACAACCTATGACCCTAATTTGGATAATGGTGTATTGTCTGTGCGAGTCCTTACTGGACTCACTGCCCCAGTTCTTCCGTCTACTGTTTCAGTGGCGGTTTCAGTACGAGGGGCACCCAACCTGAGTTTTTCGTCTCCCGTTACCCTAAACGATAACTACTCTCTCTTTGAAGTTCAGAGTGCTGATGTGCCCTCTACTGGTAGTCAGAACATGACTGACCAGGAAGAGAAGGAAGTTCATTGTCTGGGAGATCCTCAGGACTATGTCGATAAGGCTTGCTTGGTGTATATGGGTGAGGCTGTTAAAAGCCTTCGCCCATTACTTCGCCGTTATTCTTTTCATCGCAATGTCCAATTGGATAGCGATACAACGACGCAGTGGCGTCAAGCGACCTTTAAAATGGGCCGATACCCTATTCCATCTGGTAGAGACCCTAACGGCATAAACGATTCCGCTGAAGGGAATTACAACTATACGATTGTTTCCCCCTTTGAGTGGATGATGAATTGTTTTGTTGGTATGCGTGGTTCTATGAACTGGCGTATCAATATAGATTCAAAACAATACATTGATTCCATGGTTCTTACTAGGAAGAATGGTCAGACTCGGACGAGAGCTGACTATGTCAGACAGTATGTTGGCGTTGGCGTCACTCGAAACATTTCGGCTCGAGATGACGTCATTGAAGCGCTTAACCCAAGCTTCGCAGGCGGATGCTTGGTGAATCAGAAGACCCAAACAGGTCTTGAGGCACAATTGCCTATGTATTCCCCTTACCGAATGGTAGCCACTTTTCCAGGTGGCATAACCCTCGGCAATTCATTTGATGGTACGGACAATGATACTGTGGAGCTTCAGTTCCGCGTGAATCCAGCGTCCAGTGGTCAG